CGTGAGCTTAAAAAAACAGCTAAGAAGAAATTTCCTGGTGATAAGGATAGACAAAACGCATATATTTATGGCACGATGAGAAAAACAGGCTGGAAGCCAAGTGGCGAGGAAAAGGCAAAAAAGACAGAAACGCCTAAACTGCATCACAGTGTTGGAGCACCTGACTATCGAGGACCAGGATATACAGATCTTTTTAAAGAATCTAAAAAATGAAATATGGTAAGCGTCCTACGGTCAAGCGTTTTCGTTGGCAGGAGACTAGACCAGGGAGAGCAATTCGAAAAGCTACCCTGGAAAGGAAAGAGCGCAAAAGACCTTTGAGACAAGAAAGGAGCGTGAAGACACGAAGACCGTTAAGGCAAAGTAGATAAATATGACATATCAAGGAAAAACAAAAGGATTAGGGATTGGGTCATCTAACCCAGAGCAGATGGCTAAGTCTCTTTATGGTAGAACTCAGTCTTATGTTCAAAACAAAAGAGCCAAAGAAGCTGAAGCTGCAAGGGAGAAATTGTTTGAGGCAAATGCACCTAAAAACCCGTTAAAAAAATTCTTTTACAATATGGAGAAAAACAGAATCGCTAGAAAAAGGGGGTGATTATATGCCTATTTCAGTAAAAACAGACGAGATGACTCAAGTTAAAAGGCACATGCGAAAGCAAAAGGCTTATATGGAAAAAATGATGGACGGTGAAGGTCCAGAGTTTAAGCCAGTCGATTTAGTTGGGGCACGAGCTGATTACAATAAAGATGTTAATAATCCAGGTAAAAACCTTTCTAAAGCTCAGGAGGACATCCAAGAGCGATTCGGTTTAGACGTTCGTGGGGCTGAGGTTAATTCCTCAAATCCAAATAACGAGGATTATTAAAGGAGGTGAAAAATATGAAAGCTCTAAAAAGTAAAGGTAAACAATATGGTGGTGAAGGAAAAGAAGCTGCTATGTACAAAAAATCTGACATGAAACACCCACAGCACGGAGGAGAAGGTGCTGAGGCTGTTAAATCAAAGAAAAGTAACATGGGCACATCTATTCCAAGAAATCCAGGGACAGCATATAGAGGTCCTGGGGCCAGCCTAAAAGTAAGTTCTTAAAATTTTCATCAGTCTGCTGCCCATAGCCTGTCTTGCAGCAGACAAATGAGGATTGTAGGAAACTCACGGATCGTCCACGACAGAGACGTTAAAGGCTCCTACACGGGTCGTCCACGAAAGAGCGATAGACGTTAAACAAGCCAGCGTTGGAGAGAGGAGGTGATTATTATAAACCAAGACAATCCAACACCAGATGGCGGTGAACTAGATCCAGCAGGACAAGTTCCACAGCCTACAAATCAGCCCTCGTCAGGCCAGGGAGGTACTAATGTGCCTCAAGATGCACCTGGAGAGGGTGGAGAGCCAGGAGGCCAAACACCTTCTCAAACAGATGATGGAGGAGACGGCAAACCTGATAGGTCAGCACAGTCTCGTATAAATCAGCTTGCAGCTGAAAAGAAGGCACTGGAAGAGAAACTTCGCAATTATGAGGGCGGAGATGATCGAAGAGTGCCGATGCCATATAGTCGCCCTAGGGAGATGAGTTTGGAAGAGCAGAAAGCAGCTTCCACGATTGGAAGACTCGGATTTGCTACACGAGACGAGATTCAGGAAATGCTTACGGCTCAAAGGAACAGGACAATCATCGACATGGAGCATCAAAGGCTTTCCCAAGCTTATGATGGTTCTGATGGTCGCCCTTCTTATGAACGTGATGCAGTGGAACAATTTATGCGTGACAAGGGGATGTACAACCCAGAAGACGCTTATAAATTGATGAACCAGACTGAACTGACTGAATGGGCAATCAAGCAAGCCACCTCCAAACAGAAGGAGCAACCACACTCGGCTCCACCTAGCGTGCCATCAAGCAGCAAAGGGGAGGACGGTGCGTACACCAGAGAAAAGATCGCAGAGATGCGAGCTAAGGATCCAGTAGGATTCAAAAAATGGTGGGAAGAGAACCGAGACAATGTTTTCTCTCTAATGAGTGAGGGTAAGCTCGAATAAAAGAAAAGTAAGGAGGTGATTATATAATGGCTTTAGGTACAGATCATATTACAAGGTCAATCGTTGACTCTGGTCGGTTTATTCCAGAAGTCTGGTCGCCTGAGATTCTTCGGGCAACCGAGGCTGCTTTGGTAATGGCAAACCTAGTTAAAAGATATGATTCTATGGTTCAAGACAAAGGTGATGTTATTCACATCCCACAATTGTCAAACCTTACTGCGAACTCTAAGACAGCGCAAACACAGGTTGAGCTTCAGAATCCTACTGAAACTGAGGTTACAATTGCCATCGATCAGCACTACGAAGCATCGTTCCTCATTGAGGATATTGCTCGTGTGCAGTCAAACTATGACCTCATGGCTGAATACACAAGCAAAGCTGGTTACGCTATTGCTAAACAGATTGATACTGATTTGTTGAGCTTGTACTCAACACTCACATCTACTGACGTTGGTACTTATGGTACTGACATAGGTGATGCAACAATCTTGTCTGCAATCGAAACTTTGGATGGAGCCGATGTTCCTGAAGAGGATCGCCAATTGGTAATCCACTACACACAGAAGCCCGTGCTTCTTAACATCGACAAATTCGTAAGAGCCGATTATCTCGGTAATTACCAAACTCCAAAACCAGCCGTAACTGGTGTACAAAGTCGATTCTTGTGGGGTGATATCTATGGTTTCCCTGTTTACTACAGCACTAATGTGCCGTTGACATCAGCTACACCAAACCAGATTCACAACATTTTCTTCCACAAGGAGGCATTTGCTTTGGCTCTACAGTTAGCTCCAAGAGTCCAGACTGATTACATTCTGGAATACTTGTCTAACCTTGTAGTTGTTGACGTTATCTACGGATTTAAGACAATTCGACCCACATTTGGTGTTGAAGTACGTTCTTAACGTAGTGAGTGAAGAGGGTGGGTAATGCCCGCCCACCCTCCCAAACAATATGATATATTTAGTTACTGCTCATGAACGATTCTGATTTAAAAAGAAGACACGAACAGCATGTAGAACGAGTTATGTCAGAAGCTCGCTCCAGAGGTGTTCAATACAAAAACCCCAACAAAGTCGCATACGACATTATGACTCGTGCAGTAGATCCCAAAACAGGAAGGGTTTATAAAGGAAGTGATGGTCTCCGTCTTCAAGAGATCAAAAAACAAGAAGCAATTAGTAAGGGTTGGAATCCCGCCCAAGACAGATCAAACGAAGAAAGAAACCGCAGAAAGTGAAAGTTGCTGTAGTTACACCATCAAGAGGCCTAATCCACTCCAGAACAGTTGAGTCTATTCGGAGGTCTTTTTTGGGTATTGAAAAAAACTTTCGATGGAATCATTTTATTTCTCACGATAAAGGGATCCCCGATGCTCAAAATTACTTATTTGAACAGGCATTGAATTGGGGTGCTGATTATGTTTGGTCAGTGGAAGAGGATAATATCTTTCCTCCAGAGACTTTTATAAAAATGGTGCAAGAGCTTCAGGGTGCTGGCGTTGTTTACACTGACTACCCAATTGGAAACAAAAAACACAGTGGAATCTGTCGTGTTGGTGAAGAAATTGTTTGGGGGCCGATGGGGTGTACTTTGATTTCTAAAGAGACCTTGGAAATACTGCCAAAGCCTTGGTTCAGAACCGACTGTACCTTCCGCATCGAAAACACAAATCCTCTTACTTTAATTGAAGAACCGATCCCAAATAAATATGGTGGACATGATGTTTATTTTGGTCTCAGGTGTTTCCAAAATGGAATAATTATGAAAGAACTAAAAAAGGCTAAGGTTGGCCATATCAAACCTGTAGCCGGAATCAATGAAACTACTCGTAGCAATAGTGAAGCTGGGGAGTTTGAGATTTGGGAGAAGGTGGAAATGCACACAGACTATTCTGGTCCACTTACGATTATTGACAAAACAGTTTGATGCGGTATAGGATGACTTAAAGATGGCTACTACAATCAACAGCGGTGTTCGCCCAGTAGTTTTTAATATCAATGTTGGTACTTCTGATACCCCAGTTGACCTTGGGACAGAATTTTCTTTCTTTAATACACTAATTATTAAATGTAGAACTGCTATTGCAATGCAACTCAGAGTTGCTTCTGGGGCTTCCGAATACTACACAATTGCTGCAAACACAGTTTTAGAGATTAGACTCAAGCCACGAGTACAAATTCCACTATACTTGAAAGCTGACAGTGAAGTGGTTGCTGAAATCATTGGAATCAAAGAATAATGGCACAAATGGACCCCAAAGTAGACCTCTCCAAAGCAGTGCCAATTGTAGGATCTAAAGAGGCCGAAGCAGAACTGGCTGATAAGGCTGCAAAAGAAATTGATGCTGTTTTAAATAAATACGGAATGATGCTTTTAGGAACCGTGACACTTCCAACTCAACAGATTAGGGTGGTTCCTCGCCCTAAGAAAGAAGCTTCTGGACCAAACGGACAGGTTAAATAATTAGGCTTCTTCGTTAAGTACAACAAGATCCCATTTTTCGTCTTGGGAATTGTACACAAACTCCATATAAAGAACTTTACTTATTGTTGTGGCAGCAGGAAGAGAATCTGCCATACCCCTATAAATTGCATTGTAAGTTAAAGCTCTGGAAGTACCATCATCTAAAATTCTTACCAAAAGCTTATTCCCGTTGGCTGGGGTTCCTGAAGGTGCTTGAAGTTCGGCAGCTTCAGCCAAAGCAGTAATAGTCAAAATATTCATAAATCTGTGGCCCGTGGGGGTTGGTGTTGCGGAAGAGGTTATTGTAGTCTCACTTGGGCCAACAACTTCCTGGGCAGTGACTTTCTTACTTGTTCCATCTGGACCATGCTCTTCATCGCTCACGTCTACCACATACAAAAGATCATTATTAGCTGGTATTTCCCCAAGTGCGTCTAACTCGGTCAACTTTTTGCTTGTTGTACTGGCTGCTGGCGGAGCAGCAGAAAGAGCAAAAATTCGGATATCTGACCATTCTCCGTAAGTATTGGAACCACCAGGGTCTTTACCTCGGACTCTCCAGTAATAATTTCCTAAATCTAGAGAGTCAGCAAGCTGTACTGTGTAGCTCACTTCATCTCCACTAGCAAAGGGGTTTAGATCTGCGCCATTGGTAACATCCACAAATCCATCATCAGCGTCCGACTCTGCATCTATAAGTGGAGAACTCATATCAGAGTTTGCGCTTATTTGAATGTTGTAAGTAATATCGTCACCCTCTGGGTCTTCACCTGAAAAATTCACTGTGGGGGTTGGGGTGGCACCCAGGTAAGCTCCATTGTCTGTCTCTTGTGTTACAACAGGGCGCACATCGGGTTGAATTGCTAAAATGCCAACAATCGGGTTGCTTGTTGTTCCCGAAACGGTCCAAGCATCTGGGTCTTCAGAGGCAGCATTAAGTTGCCTTCGTGCTGTACTAAACTTTATATCAAAGGTTGATGCGCTCCCTGGATTTGTGGCTGCCTCAAGAAGGTCTGTGTAATTAGTAGGTGGTGAAGTAACAGTCCAATCGCTTCGACCAGAAGTTAACAAGACAAGCCAGAAGACATCTTTTGCCCCCCAACCAGGAGTCAGAGACGCAGGGTCGAGAGTTGTATTTGCCCCACCAAAAGACACAGGTGTTGTTGGGTGGACATTAGAAAAAAGAAATGATTGGTGAGCACGGGTAACACTTGTCGAAGCTATGAAAGTTTCTGTTGTTCCTTCAGACCCGTCAGCGAATTTATAGAAGCCAAATATTCTTCGTGAAATAGACCCCAAAAAGGTTGGGGTCATTGCTGTCCAACCTGTTGGGGCTGGAATCGTTGGTTGGCCTGACGTTGCAATAAGAACAACAAGTAAATCTCCAACCAGAATACCCGATGGAAGATTAACAACAACTGTCTGGGAGGCGGGAGTAGTTACGCTTGTATTGGTATTTTTGAGTATTGGAAACATATTACAAAATCATATTAATACCTTCTTCTGTCTCAAGTCCAGTATCGTCCTCAAATAAAATATATGGGTTTTCCACATCAACCACAAGCCCATTTGTTACTGTGAGGATTTTATAATCTCTAGTGACAACAACTGTGTCTACCCCTCCTCCACCCGTTGCCTCGGCAAATTCCAAGCCAGTTTCATCAGCTTTCACCCGAACAACCTTTTCAGCTTGATCTGTATAATCACTTGGGGTGTCGTCTAAGTCTAAAAAAGAACTCACTGTAGGAAAATCAGTGAACTCTAAAGCTGTCTCTCCGGCATTTACTCTAAGTGCTTTTAGTGCTTGCCCTCCATAAGAGGCGGGGGTGTCATCTAAATCAATAAAATTCTCGATCACAACTGGATAAGCAGGGATTGAAACACCTGGAGTGTGAGAGTGGGAATCGTCTTGCACCGAAGGATTGGGGTAAGTACCACTCAAATCACCACCAGCAGCATCTCCGTTTTCAAGAAAGTCCCCTTCAATATCCGCAGGGTCATGTTCGTGCCTTAAATATCTCTGGAGTTCAGAATCATAAACCTTTTTGGGCATTTGACTAAGGATTGCACAACACCCCCCTCTTTTCAAGAGACTTGACGAGGATGGTTATTTGTCATAGTCTAAAGGTGAATCTGTGGAAGGATAAAAGAGAAGCTACCTACGCAGTGCCGTTTTATTATTATGGTAGCTTTCTATCCCAGACTACTTCAATTTGTTTTAAGAAAGGGGGTTTATCATGGCTAAAACCCTTCTTGATGTGCGCCAGCAAGTCCGTAGTTACTTAGATGAAGTCACTCCAGCAGATTGGACAGACGCAGAATTAAACCGACTAATTAATGTCTTTTATCACAAAGTTCACACAGCTGCTATGAAGGTGTTTGAGGAATATGCTCCATTAAATACCGCCACATTCAATCTGGTTGCCGATCAACAAGAATACGACCTGTCTTCTGTTGGCAATATCCTTATGTTGCGAAGAGTCGAAGTTAAATATGATGCTGACGGGAGTGATTTTGTGCGTGCATATCCAGTCAATATGGATCAGGTACGAAGACAACTGGATAGTACCGCAGTTGGGCCAACAGTTATTACAGCTGTCTCTTATTATTTGAGAGCCAACATGCTCGGTTTTATTCCAATTCCAAATGAAAATGTGACCAATGGCGTGAAGATTTGGTTTGTTCCTCAAGCCACAGATTTAGAAGAAGATGATGACACCGTTGTTCTTCCTTACGCAGACCGTGATTGGATCTTAATTGCGTATGGTGCTGCATCAGAAGCATTGAGGTTTGGTCAACAAGAGTCAACCGAAGCAGATAAATTAATAGCTCTGTTTAGAGCAGGACTTGAAGAAATGCAGTCAGATTTGGAAGACCGTGTTGCGGAAGAAGCAAAAACAGTAATTGATACCAGCGGGGAGATGTTGGATTTCGAGGGAGGGGCAGGGCCTTACTAATATGCAAACAGGATTACACATTATTAGAGAACAACTTTTTGGAAAAGGGTATTACGACACAACAACACCTGAGTACATACCTAAAGGATATTTAGCTGTGGCCAAAAATGTGGTGATTAGCAATGAGAAAATAGATAAACGCAAAGGCTACACGATTCTCGGTCAAGACATGGGAGATAAAAAAATTTTGGGGATACAAGGAATTACCACTACCGCCGGAACTAAGCGACTTTATGCTTTTCTGAATAATTCTGGAGACACAGCTATCGAAATCTGGGAGAACGTGGGAACTGGAAATTGGACAATGATTGATAACACCCTACTCACAAATGTGGGGCACGATGTTAACTGTGCTGTGGCGGAAGGTGTGGTCTACGCTTTCGATGGAGCCAGCACTCCAGTTAAAATCACCCCAGGAACACCATCAACTGTTACTGCTGTGGCTGATGGAAATTTTCCTAAGGGATCCTTTGCGGTGTGGTTCCATAATTTTCTTTTTGTGGGTGGAGTCACCACAACACCTAACAGACTTTATTGGTCAGACTTGGAAGATTCTGATGATTTTACAAATGGAATTACTGGATTTTTAGATGTTAACCCTGACGATGGAGACAAAATTACAGCATTGGCGGTTTTAGGAGACGAGTTGATTCTTTTTAAAAGAAACAGAATTTGGTCACTTACGGGTTTTGGGGAAAATACTTTTACAGCAAATGATTTGAATGAAAGAATGACTGGTTTTGGAACCCCCGCTGCAAGGTCTGTTGTTAATGTGGGAAATGATCTTTATTATGTTTCACACACTGGGGGAGTACCACAATTTAGAAGTCTCCAAAGAACTCGGTTTTCAACTGTGGTTTCTGGGGGGATTATCTCTGAGGACATCCAGGGAACAATGGCCGGATTCAACGAGGCGCAACTAGCAAAGATTGCTGGGGTGTATGACGGAAAAAGATTGCTTTATGCTTTTCCCACATCTGGAAATTCAGAGAATGTGCAGGTTTTGGTATATGACACAGAGTTAGAAGGTTGGGTTCTTTGGACTGGTCTTTATGCAGCAGTGTTTGCAGAGTTTGATTTTGGAAATGAATCCGAAATCTATTTTGGAGAATCACGAGCCGATTCCAAGATTTATAAGCTAGATAACTCTACAAGCGATAACGGTGTTGCGATAGACATGGATGTTCAAACCAGAAGATATGGAGCTGATCGCCCAGAAATTAAAAAGAAGTGGAAATATCTTTATATGACAGTCGAGGAAGCGGGAGATTATAGTCTAGATATTGATTATTCAAGAGATGGGTTTACCTGGGCAGATCTAGGGGAAGTTGATCTTTCACCAGTAGGCACAATTTTTCCATTTGAATTTCCAGCTTATTTGGGCGACACTGACATCAAAAAAGATAGACTTTATTTTGCAAAACTAACGTCTTATTTTTTACAACTTCGGTTTAGGCAAAGTGGCCTAGATGAAGAATGTTCTATCAGAGGTTGGGAGCTTTTGTATAAGCAACGATCTTTGAGGGACGCATAAAGGGGGTGGAACGATGAGCTTAATATCAAAAACAAACACATACATAAACGGGGACCTGATTACAGCCCCAATGTACGAGGTAGATCGGGATGACATTATTGATGTCGTAAATGGAGCCATAAGCAACGTAAATATTGCAGCCGATGCTGCTATTGCCTATTCGAAGCTTAATTTGTCTGGGAGTGTTGTAAACGCTGATATTTCAGCAAGTGCTGCAATTGCTCTTTCTAAAATTGCGACAGGTGTTACAGGATCTTTGGTTGGAACCACTGACGCTCAAACCCTTACAAACAAGACTCTTACTTCACCAACGATTAACGGGGGGACAATTAATAATCCCACAACGATTGGTGCACATGAGCCTTGGGTGGATGCTGACGATGGAGCAACCGTCACATTTGACTTATCAGCAGGGAATAAACAGAGGGTTACTCTTAATGGAAATAGGATTCTTGCCCTAGATAATGTTTTAGCTGGGCACGTCATACTTTTGAGACTACAACAAGGATCTGGTGGAAATAAAACTGTGACTTGGTTCTCAACAATCAGATGGCCAAACGCCATAGTACCATCTCTTTCAACTGGAGAGGGCAAGGCTGACTATTTCTTATTTATTCAACAATCAGACGGAGTTTATGATGGTATGACAATTGCTAAAAACATCGGATAAATATGGCAGTAGAAAAAACACATTCTTTAGTTTTAGAAGGACAGTATGCTTTCGTTCCAACAGAAATCCAGAATGGTTTGGATATTACTGGAAGTATGACTCTGGAATTTTGGATTACTAATGGAATCTGGACAGAGTATTCCAATTATGGTTGGTGGTTAAATAAAGGGAGTTATGGTGTGTACGAGAGAGGTGGAATATTGGGGATTCCCGCAGTCATAGGGCTACACCTAAGCGATGGGGTTAACAGTCAGGACATTGATCTGACAGGATTATCTACCACCGAGAGCTATTTTACACATGTCGCAATTGTTGTTGATTTTAATGAGGGAAAGATGTTTTGTTATGTTAACGGTTTCTTGAGGCAGACAACAAATCTAACTATCTCATCAATTGCAACCTCACCATTAACACCCTTAACTATTGGCACAGACTCGAATCACATTCATCTCCCGTCAACAGTTTTAGGTTATGTTAGGGTTTGGAACACTGCCCTGGATGCAAACACAATTGTTGAAAGAATGAGACATGGAAGCCCCCCAACTGATAATCTGGTTGGATATTGGAAATTTGACAACAATTTTGCTGATGCGTCAGGCAAGGGAAATGACCTTACAGCAATAGGCTCCCCTTCTTTTAGTACAGACGTTCCTTTCCAGTATTACGGGGTAACTTCTCGACTTCAGGCTATAGCAGGGGGAGATGGATATGTAACCTCGCACGAGGCGTCTGGTGGACTTACTTGGGCAGCAATAAGAGCTGAGACAGCAGGAAATACGGTAGACAACACCGATGATGAGATGACCGTAGGTGTCACAAAAAGATTTTCTGGTGGATTTAATTTTTACTACCCAACCCTACACAGAGGCTTTTTACCATTCCCTACAGAGGATCTGGATGACAGTATTTCAATAAATGACGCTTATTTATATCTTGTTGGGAGTGGACAACAAGTAGGAGTGATCCAATCAAGTCAAGCCACACCAACTGGGTTAACCACAGATGATTATGATACCGCAGGGGCACTGGATGCGCCAAACGAGGGGGCGAGTAGAGTTGCCTTGGCAGTTAATGGTTCCTGGGTGCAACTAAATACCACAGGGAGAGGTTGGATTTCAAAGAACGACTCCACAAAATTTGCTCTCAGGGAAGCGGGTCATGATATTGATGGGGCAAACCCAGGATCTAGCTCTACATCATACACTGCCTCGGTTAATACCGCCAACCATACATCTGTCTATAACAGACCTCACCTTGATGTGGTTTACGAGCCACAAGGAGAGTCAGAAGGTGGAGACCCTAATGGTGGAAGCGGGGAATCTGGAAGTCCAGCAGCATCAGTTTTGGGAATTTATTTAGAATAAAACTATGGAACCAAGAACACTTTGGGAATATTACTCAACAAAAGGTAGAAACCTTCCTTCAGTAGAAGAGAGGAGGCAGATGTATGGTTTGGGACCAGAGTATGTTGGAAGTGCTGAACAAAATTCAAGACTTTTACAACAACTCTTGGGGGGTGGTCCAACAGCTCAGACAACATCTGCGGTCACTGCCTCGGCGAGGCAACCAATGGTTTCAGGATATCAATACCAACCCCAAACAAATGTCTTAGCTACAAGTTCATCTGCTTTTGTGCCAGGGACACCTTTGGAGTACCAGCCAATTATTCAGCAAGCAGCTGAAAGATACGGAGTCCCAGCAGATTTACTTTCTGCCCTTTTGAAGATCGAGAGTGGTTTTAATCCAGCTGCGGTCTCACCAGCTGGAGCACAAGGAATTGCCCAGTTCATGCCAGGCACAGCAAGGGAGTATGGAATTGATCCAAACGACCCAAAACAGGCGATCCCAGCAGCAGCTCAATATCTTTCTCGTTATCAAAAAGAATTTGGAGATTGGGAGAAAGCTTTGGCCAGTTACAACGCTGGGCCTGGAGCTGTGAGAAGATACGGGGGAATACCTCCTTACAAAGAGACTGAAAGTTATGTACAAAAAATTAACAAGGAATTAGCAGCCCTAGGAGGTCAAAAATTTGAACAATCATGATAGTAATACCTAATGGACCAACAATATATTCAAAAGATGAACTCGCAGCGATGGGTTATGGGGGTTATGTCGGTTGGAGTGATCCAGAGGCCGGATTAGACTTCGCAGCCACAGGTGGGGGTGGAAAATGGACTGGAGGGGGAGCTGGTCCAGGTGGAGCAGGATCTACTTCTGGAGGGGCTTTCAGTTTTAACTGGGAGCAAGCGGAAGCTGACGCTTTGGAAAAGCTTAGACCTTATTACGAGGAAGTTTTGGCAGAAGCTCGTGGAGATGTTGAAAGAGCTAAACAAATTATTGAAGAAGATTATCAAAGGGGTGTTCGTTATCGAGAAGAGGATTTACAGGTTGCTCAAGAAGGTTGGGCAAGAGAAGAGCCTCGGCAAAGAAATGCTCTTTTGGAAGACCTTAATAGAAGAGGATTTTTGCAAAGTTCAATTCGTACAGGCGAAGAAGAATATTTAACTGAGACCCAAACAGCAACCCGTGAGGCCACAGAGAGAGCTTTGCAACGGCAAGAGGAGTTGGCTGGGGTTGAAAGATCTAGGGGTGTTGAAGAACTCGATATCAAACTTCCTCGTTATGAGAGAGAATTAATGGAGGAAAAGAAAACGAAGGCAGCCGATATGGCAACAATGAAATATGGTAGAGATTATGACAAATGGCTGGCAGAAGCCAGCAGGTTTATAGGATAAAAATATGGCAAGTACCTGGGATCAACTACAGTCACAACTAGCAGCTGTTCGAGAACAGTATGGGCAGCGTGTAGCTGAATATCCTCAGTATTATGAAAATCTGAGGCAGCAGACCTATGGCCAAGATCAGATTCTTCCAAAGCTTCGCCAAACAAAAGATGATGCCATTATGCAACTTTGGGATGTTGATAAGAGATTAGCTGATAGATATGCAAACCCTGAAAGTGAGATGTTTATTAGAGACCCATACCAAAGAGAAAAAATTGCAGCTGGTCAACATCAGTCCACTTTAGGGCTGGTTTCAGGAGCTACACGCCTAGAGGAACAGAGAACAAGCGTTTTAGAAGACGCTCTTGAGAGGGGAGTAAAAATTTATGAATTAGGATTAAACGCTTTGGAGCGTGAGCACTCAATGCTTAATACTGAGCTTGACAACCTGCTTCGAAAAATGTCTTTAGATGCTCAACTAGCAAACCAAAAGGCGACACAACCTAAGATGAGTACTGCGGATATTTTGTCATTATTAACAAAATTGCCCCAAGAGCCTACTGAGCCAAAACCAGACCTTCCTGACTATATGATTCAAGACATGTTGAATCGTCCAGAGGTTAATTGGAAGTCTCCAGGTGGTCAGTGGGTATTTAATCCAGAAACGGCAGAGTTTGAGCCATTTAGGTTCCCAGAAGAAAAAGGGCTAGAGGCGTTGAGAGGTCTCTTGGAGCCATTTAATTTGAATCCAGCAGCAGTTGCTTATTTGAGCCAGTATCCGGAAGAGGATGAAAAAGTAGCTCGAAATATTATGGAGAGTATTTTATTCCCAGAAACAGCTGAAGGTGGGTATTCAGAGAAGGTAAAGGAAGCTGCTAGAAATCAAGTGTGGCAAGATCTTTTGAATTACACACAGCCAGTTCAACCTAATGACCCTGACAACGTGAAGACGATTAAACAAATGAGCTTGATTCAGGTGGTTTTTCTACTTAAACAGCAAAATCCAGAGCTTACTTTTGACGAGATCCTTGAATTAGCAAAACAAGCTGGTCTGGAGCCTATTCCAACACAAAGATGAGATGGCAGGAAGTATTTTTAATATCAAAAAACAAAATCTCCCAATTACAACACAAGGGAGCAACCAAAGGGGCATCCTACAAAATGTCCTAGGTTCTATATTCCCACCATTAGGTGCATACCAAGCTGCACGAGATATCGCAACATTACCCGAATATGAACCAGCACGGAGACTGGGAAGTTGGGCGGGCCAAATCCTTGGTCGTGGCACGGAATTGGTTGCCCAACTGTCTCCGCCAACAATGGGTGGAGAGCAATCGGGGTTAGCCCAGGTGGGGCGATTACTTCAAAGGGTTCCAGAAGAGCCTTTTGATTTACCAACTGATGTAGACACTGCACCAGAGGAGGGGACATCTGAGCAGATCTTGGAATTTCTACTTAATCTAATTCCTGGGGCAATACACAGTTATGGAAAATCATTTGAAAGAGTAGGTACTCCATCTGGGAGGGCAGAGATTGGCAAGGGAATCTCAGAATTATTTAAAGAGCCGTTGAGCTTGCAGACACTTCTTAATCCGGCAGTACAAACCGCCTTGGATGTTTCTGACTTTCTTCCTGGTGTTGGATTTGTGGGGCTTGGAGCAAAACAACTTGGAAAAAGATCCTTAATTGAAGGAGGAGAAAAGGTGGCTCGTGAGCTTGCTGAGGAAACAGCCGAAAGACTTTCTAGAGAAATTGGGCAAGAAATTGGAGAAGAAGCTATTGAGAGGGCCAGTCGATTTGCTGCGGGTGAATTAACTACCGAAACAGTGGAGCGTGTGGGGCGTGAAGAAGCTGAGAGATTAGCCAGAGAGTCCGCTGAAAGATTTATTCGTGAAGATCTTGGAATCTTAACAAGGGAAACTGGTGAGGTTGTTGAGACGGCAGCAGAACAAACTGCTCGACAAGCCATTGAAATTCCAGAACAGGCAGCAGAAACAGCAGCCAGAGAAGGTGCTGAGTTTACCTTTGACCAAATTCCAAAACAAGCAGATGATCTTTCTGAAGCAGCTGCTAGGGTTGGAGCTGAAGGAACTGAAAGGGTTGCTCGTGAGACAGCAGAGACAGTTGGGGAGCAAGTTGCTAAAAAACCTCAGTACACTCTAGATGCTTTTGAGATATCAGGCGAAGCAAAAGAAACTTTGGAAGGGTCACTTGATGTTATCAGAAAAGACCTCCAAGAAGCAGGAGAGACTCTTCCGTTAACCGATGAGGAGATTTTGAGAAGAGCTGAAATTGCCGAACCATTAAGGAGAGCCACAACTCGTGAGCAACAAGCAGCAGCAGACGCAAGACTTGTAGCTTTAAGACAAAACCAAGCAGCCATAGCTGAGAAAGTGGCTTCAGGAACCGCAAGTCCAGATGATTTTACTGAGCTATTTAGAGAAGGGTTCACAGCACTAGAAGAAGCTTCAGCTAGGGGTCGTGCTTTAAGGGCACTCCAGGTTCCAATTGATGCTAGACAACAAACGATTGTGGATGAGATTATTCGAAGTCTACACGAAAAAGGTTTCAAGCTTCAGGACTTGGAAGCTAGATTGGCCTCTGTCGATTTTACAAAACCCAAAGAGGTTGCAAAATTCTACCGAGAATTTGTAAAACCAACATGGGGAGAGGTGTTGGGTGAGTTCAGGTACATAAACCTTTTGTCTTCGCCATTAACTCACATCAAAAACGCATTTACAAATATGGTGCAAGTCGGAGGACTTTCTCCAACAACGAGATTGGTTTCTGGGGCGGTTGACGCTGTGGCATCAGCCCTTACCGGAAAGGAAAGAGAACACTTTATTAGAGAAGTTCCAGCTTACGTACGAGGGGCAATGAACAGTATCGGAGAAGCCACCCAAAATGCGGGGAAAGTTCTTCGTGGGGAGATGTTTGTAGAAAGACCAGATGTTACCTATTTAAGTACAGCTGGGGCTGCACCAAGGGGGTTTTTAGGGAGCACTGTTGGTAAAGCATTATCTCAATACAACGAGTTGGCGAGACCAGTTTTAAATGCACTAGAGGCTTCTGATATCTTCTTTAGGACAATTGCCTACAAAGGTGAATTGGAAGCTTTAGCAAAAAAGGCAACACTCCAGGGAAAAGATTTGGCTGATCCAGCAGTTCGAGCAATCATGGAAAAAGAGGCAATGGATAAAGCCAAATATACGATTTTTAGACAAGCTTTGGACCCTACAGGAAAATTAACTGGGCAGGGAAAATTCCTCCAAGAAGTAGACAAACTAACAAGCACAATCTACAAAGCCAGAAACGATCATATTATGGTTAAGCTTTTTGTTCCTTTTGTGCAAACCCCTGTAAACATCTTGAAACAAGGTGTTGAATATTCACCTATTGGTTTAGCCACAGCGGTTGGCGCAAAAGATCCTATTGAGCAGGTTTCAAAAGCACTCTTGGGAACAAGTGTTTTGGCTGGTGCTTGGTATCTTGCTTCAACAACCGACAGCACTTGGGATATTCCACAAGGGAAGAAGCAGAGCAGTGCATTTTTCGCTTCTGGTAGAAAACCCTACAGTATCAAAATCGGGGATACGTGGCTTGAATATTCACAGTTGGGGCCATTGGCCTACCCAATTGCTATGGCAGCTGCACACAAGCATTATATGCAACAAAACCCATCGTCAATCTCCGATAAACAAACAGTGAAAATTGCCAAGACTTTGGCGAGTGTCGCTCAATTCTTCTCCGACCAATCTTATGTGCAGGGAATTGGAGATCTTTTGAAAATTGCGGAAGACCCATATCGAGGTATTAGTGAGTCACTTTCAAATATCCCACGACAAATGATTCCAATGACATCACTTCTTGGCTTTGTGGCTAGAATTGTGGACCCAATTTACCGAGATCCAGAAACCCCAGTGGACGATATTTTAATCGCCCTACCTTTTGCTTCTACTACAGTAGAACCACATACTGAGCCTGGTGGACAACCATCCGTTAGGCCATATTCTGAAGATACTCTCAAATTCTTGTTAAATGCAGTAAGTCCGCTGAGGTTGAGTCCAGCTGATACGGGGAGACTTGAAGAATTGTGGCAAAGCGATCAGTTTAAGAGGAGAATAGAAGAAATAAACCAATCAGTTAAAGAAGGTAAGATTTCTCAAGAAGAAGCCAGAAACCTTATACAGCAAGTGACTGGTTTAAGGCAACAACAGAGACCCTCAACTGGGATAGATGAGGTAAATGATATTTTGCGCCCAGCTGGGGGAGTAGGAAGGAGCATATTTCAATAATGGAAGGATTACTTAATATTTTACGAGAGATACAAGGAGGACAAAACATACCAGGGGTTGTGAGACAGGCTGCTGCAATCCCTGAATTTTTACAAACTTTAATTCAAGGTGCTCCTGGGGTGCAGTTTGATTATGAGCCAACGGGTTCACAGAATAGGCTAGTACCCCAAAAAGGTACTGGTACTCCTGTTCGTCAATTTTTAGGCACACCGCTTAAACCGTTCGGATTACCACAAGAAAGTAAGGAGGCTATTAAAAGAAATGTTCCAACACTTTTGGAATTACCAGTTACAGCCCTGGCACAAGGAGTCCAAACAATAGATGCTGCAATTCAGCGGGCAAAACTTTTTAATCGGTCTTACGAAGAATCTCCCACTCTACAAAACGTGTTCAAGTTCACAAGGGAAGGTAAAGATGAACTCCAAAAATGGGGAAATTTCTTTACAAACAAAGTGCCCACTCCTTTTGATGAATCTAGATATGGCCCTCTTTGGGGACCAGAGAAACCTTATGGTTCGTTAGAGACAAACAAGGCCAAATCTGAATATCTGGAGAGACACCCAGAAATGAGGGAACGCCTTTCAGAGACAGACCCCACACGACTGCCTTACTTTCCAAATCTACTCTATGATGAATATTCTCAAATTCCAGAAGAGATGAGACGCTACATGTTCCAACAAGCTACTGGTTGGCAAGGTGAACCAGAAGGAGAAATGTGGCCTTATGGGGGAACTAGGGGTAACTGGCCACCAAAACCAGCAGAAGATAAACAATCTTTTAATATTATTCCAGAGGTTCAGGCTGCTGGACTAGGGGCTGAGACTTTACCTTCGAACCAAGATCAAGGATTTTTAAACAGAGTTGCCCAGGCAATTAGTGGTATTCCACAACAAGCTGAGGCTTTTTGGGAGTTATATGGTCCAGACATACGCCAGCTTCCAAATTTTTTACCAACAGCTTTTCGAAGTTTTGAAAAAGAATATGTGGAACCAGCAAAAGAAGCGATATCTTCTCGTGAGGACCTTCCATCTTTGGTAAAAGAATTAGCTAAAATGACAGTCAGCACACCAACTGCGATTGGGAATATGGTGTTTAATCGGCCAAGTATGTTTACCACAACTCCAGAGGAAGACGCTTTAAATCGAAAGGTAGCCCGCCAGATCGCCAAAGAGAGGAATATCCCCTTCGACAATGCTTTGGCTGATGTGCAATCCCGCACAATGATGGCAGGGATGCCTGATGAATATTCTAAATATTTAACACCAGAAGAAAAGAAATATTCAGACCAGCTGGCTAACCAAAAAATGATGACAATGATGAGCACCACAATGGCTCTTACAACTGCCCCAATGGCGGTAAGTAGGCCAAGTGTTGTTTACCGAGCAGTGGACTCCACATCGGGGGCCTCAACTTTAGGGAAGGGGCAATATTATGTAGAAAATCCAGTAAATGCTATGCGCTATGGCCAAAATATTAAAGCGTTTAAGATTTCTCCAGATGCTCGAATGTTGGATCTTAGAAACCCCAACACTCTTACTCGATTTACCGATGAGGCCATGAAAACAAACCAGGCTCTTTGGGCTTCCATAGCAAAACAATACGGAGATGATGCAGCTCTAGGAATGGTAATGACAAAACACGCACAAGATCTTGGCTTCCAAGGAATCATTGGAGACGATGCTGCTTTTGGTCTAGTAGTATTTGATCCCCAAATGATAATTCCTATTAATACTGGACCACAAAACTTAACAGGAGAATCAATGCTTGCTCGACAAAGTATTCTCCAGGCACAACAACAAGCTGGTGCACAAAAAGCAGCTCAAATAAGCCAGAAGGCCCAAGAAGACGTTGCCAAGTCCGCATTGTCAAAACAGGAGACTGGTTTGGTTCAAAGGGCAATGAATTATATGAATCAATTTAGCAGTATGAGTGTTAAAAGAGTTGCTAATCTTTTGAAAAACACAGGTGCGGATCCACTTACCTTGGCAGAGCAGCAGGGAGTAAACCCAGCAACCATAGATTTTGCCGATAAATTAAATAATGGACAAGGACTTTTGGCTGCGTACGATGCAGCTGGTTATGCTGGGGACACACAATTACAAAAAGAGATCGCTAACTTTATTATGAAGCTTCCGGCTTCTCACCCACTGGCACAATATGCACCGAGTTTTGCAAAATTGTTAGGTTTATAAAACGATGAAAAAAAACAGAAATAACTTTAAATTGTTAGTAGCTTTGATTTATATTGCGGGTTCTTTATACTGGATATATACCCTACATTCTCGGCTTGCAAATCTTGAAAATATATCAACAGAGAGCTTGCCTTATATAGAGAGATTTTTAGACTTGGAAATAAGGGTGACTAAGTTGGAGCAGGACAATCTTTTGTTGTTTCAGCATCATTTAGAATTATTAGGGGAGGAGGCAGATGAACAACAGTAACTCACTAGCGGACTTTTTGAAATCAAATGCGTGGAGTATTCTCGTTCTTATTTTTATGTTCGGGAGCTTTGTGGCAATGGTTAATCTTCGAATAAACCAAATAGAAGTTAAAGCAAACGAGAACTCCCAAAAACTAGACCAGTTAACTACAATTGTCGAACGTATTGTAATATTGGAGGAGCACGACAAAAGTATTGCAAATGATATTCAGGAAATAAAAGCTGATCTCAAAGAGATAAAATCTAAACTCTAATGATATCCATATTCAACAGCCCGTTTAGGGTTACGCAAAAATTTGGAGTTAATCCTGAAGACTATAAAAAATTTGGGTTAGCTGGCCACGAAGGGTTAGATGTTGTACCCACTGGTACTGACTGGACTGTTTTTTCACTTCCTATTCCTGGTATTTGTGTGAAAGATATTGATATGACTGACAAAGGGGGTAACTATGGAATCCACAACACTATTTGGTATCCAAGCATTAAGGAGGCGTGGATGTTTTGCCACCTTTCGAGCAATAGAATTTTCATTGACCAGGAGCTTCCAGCGTCTTATCCGATTGGTGTTATGGGTGCTACAGGGAACACCACTGGTGCACATGTTCACATAAACAGATTTCAAGTTGATGAAAGAGGATACCGCCAAAACAAGGACAATGGTTTTCTTGGTGGTATTGATCCACTTCCATTTTTGATGGAGACAGAAGGTCCTGCCCCACAACCCCCAGAAGAAGACCAGGACCGTGTGCGGGGAATTAGATTCTTGGATGAATATAGGGCCATCAGGGAATTAGGGCCTGAAGGGAACTATGAATCTTTTGTAAGATCTGTTGTTGAAAGTGACAGAAAATTTCCAGCCCTTTTGTCTGAAAAGAGCACCCTAACTCAAGAGATTAAGACACTTAAAGAAGATTTCACAAACGAGAGAAAAATCCTCAGAGAAGAGTTAAAAAACGCCTGTGGTTCGGAGAAACTAGAATTAGAGAAGAATTGGCAATTAAAAGTAGAGAGTGCTAAAAAAGCACATTTGTTTGATTATTCAGCACCGCAACTTTTGGGTGCTGGGTTTGCTAAACTGTTTGGTAAAAAGGAGGTGACAGAGAATGAGTCCTGAAGTAATTAATGCTGTCGTGGGGGCTTTCCTTCCACCTTTTATTGATTTTATAAACCAGAGAGTCGTTGATTCTAGAGTTAGATATGTGATTTCACTTCTGATTTCTTTGGCTATTGGCTTTGTAGTGTCTTTGGTCAGCGGAGAGCTAAATGCCGGAGATGTATTTGGTGGTGGTGCTATTGTTTTCGCAGCTGCACAAACAACATATAAAACTTATTATGAAAAGTCAGAGGTTAGAACAAAGCTTTTTGGAGATAAATCTTAACTTTCTTTGGTGAGGAATTTACGGACGAGTTCTCTGAACCACTGGGAAACGGTCTTTCCTTCTAAAGCTAGTTTAGCCCGAAGTTTTCTTGCTTGGTCTTCAGGCAGGTAAGCTGTTACTCTTGTTTGGGCAATTTCTTTCTTGGGCATTAAATTTCTACTTCTTCAATTTTGTGGACCAAAGCATTTCTATCAGTTTCCAACAACTTCATTATGTCAAAAACTTTGTCACTAAATCCAGCCAACTCGTATACATTTCTTTCAGGGAATTGTAATGAGCCGTACCCTTGCAGATCAAAAGAGTAAATGATTGGGTCTGCACCAGTTCTTGTTTTATATTCTTTAAAAGTTACTGACGGTGCTCCGTATCCCCAATTACCATTACCCATCCAACCTTGCATATCAGAAAGGATAATTATTCTCTCGTAGGCCTTATTGGCTTCTTGGAAAACTGCATTAAAGTTTGTACCAGATGGGGTCATAGATCTTCGCATCTGCTCCGCTATGGTTATCACGGAATCGGCTGGGTTGACTGTTACGTAACGTGCATCATCTGAGAAAACCATAAATTCAGCACCATTACTTTTAACAAGGATTGAAGCAAATAAAGACCCTATCTCGGCTGGCTTTCCATCCATAGAGCCGGAATTATCTAGCACCACTAATGTTCTACCGTTTAATTTAGGAACATTTTTAAGTGATGTTTCTACCGCTTTATTTAGAGAAACCATTACAAGTCCAGCACTGTCAAGATTTGTTTTTTTAATTTCTTCTAAAGCAGTCATAAACCTAAAAGGAAGAACTAAAGATTTTCTTATTCGGCCCTCATCCTCCAAAAGTTTCAATGCCTCATCTAACACTTCTGGGGCTTGCTCTAGAATGTTTCTTAGGTTTCTGAGCAAAGCAAAATATCCAATCTTTCCCTCTTTAACAAGTTGTGACCAAGCTTCTTTTTTAGCCTCTTCTTTATTCTCTGATTTTCCAGCAGCAGAGATTTTTGTTTCCCAAGTGTTTTCAGAACGTAGCTCTCCTTCCACCAGCTTTTTAAGTGCCACCGCCACTGCTTCTGAAGGTTTAGGGTGAACATAATTGATAGCATCAACCAAGGAAATATCTTTTCCTTCACCTCTGTGTTTTGCCAGTTGGTACGCATCAAATTTATTGAAAGCTAAAGCTAGTCCTTTCTTCAAAGAGTTAGGATATGGTTTCCCATATTTGCTGTAGTAATAAGAAAGAATCTCAGTAATGTCGTCTGGTCGGTGTACTACCTTATCGTAAAACCTTTTTGTCCACTGCTCCCCTTTTACTCTTTTGGCAACTTCTCCAGCTACTACATGAGAAATAGACCTCATACCAAATTCGTTTCGTGCATATACAGCAGCTTTCGCCACAAAGAGTTTGTCTAAAGAGTCAACCAGTTGTACAACCCGATCAAGCCCTTCGCTTTCTGACTTATAGAACTGATCTTTTACAAATGAAGTTAAAAGAATAGAAACAAACTCTACTTTAGGATCTTGCACAAAGGCATCTCCCCCAGCGAGGTTTGTTGTCTTTCTTGTATTTGATATCTGTCTATTAAATTTTGACATATTAATTTTTAGTGGGGAGAAAACTTGAAAGCAGAAAAAAATTTAAAGGACTCGAACCTTCAACCTTTTCCTTAAAGGGAAATGCTCTACCATTGAGCTAAACGCAAAAATGCTTGCGATGAACTGCATTTCATTACTGCCCCACAACTGGTTTCTTTTTTATATTGGGGAGGAATCCGGCAAGAATAGATATTTAACGTCCTCTCAGACTGGAGCCTGGATCGCCAGGCAACGGGGTTTTTAGACCCAATATAACTTTCAAGGTTATACGATGTAATTCTTCCCTTACTACCCCAATTAAACTGTCAATGTTTTGCGGAGGAAATTGAAAGAGTACGAATACGTGTTTGCCAGTTACACCACTCCGCCTTGTGTGGCGGAGGTAGGATTCGAACCTACAGTCTTAGTCTCCAAAAGACGAAGTAACTCTTTTCTTACTACCGCAAAATTAAAATATCACTATGGAGATATGGTGTCAATAGTCAAGGGGGGCTTGATTTAAAGTTCTTTTTGAGGGACAATGTTTTTGTTATGGATGATACTGCCCCAGATATTTTAGAAGATCAGGATTCTCAAAAAAGAGAGGAACTTAAAGCCCAGTTGGACAAAATTGTTTCCAAAGAGGAGCGTGTAAGTAAGTTAAACGATTTGTTTCAAGAGGTTTCTAGAATATATGAATACAGAATTGAAAGAATTATTTATTGGTTGTACGCTGTAGAGCATGTGGATGGTCACAAGCTTGCGAGAGCTGATGATGTGACCCCCACACGTATTTATCAAAGAGTAAAAGCTTTTGAGGAGAAATACTTAAATGGAAGAAACGGATCAGATCAGTGAAGAAGAACAAATGAGACAAGACGTTAAGGATGTGACTGGCTCTCCAGCATACCCAGATGGTCCAGTACAGGCAAAATTGGCAGTTATGATTGATGGTTACGAAGTGGAGTTTGTCATCAAAAACGATCAGTTTTCTTTTTTAACAGGACAGATTACAGACCTCATCCAGATCTGTAAAGAATATGGTTGGCACTCCACGAGGGTAATGCCACAGCAGACGCAATCTAGGCCCACACAAAACCGACCAATGAACCAACAACCATCTCCGGCACCACAAGCCCCTCTTGCTGCTTCTAGTGCAGCCCCCTTATGCCCTGTACACAATAGGCCAATGAAACTTCTAAATGGACAGTTTGGACAATTTTGGAAGTGCACTTGGAAAAATCCAGATGGGACTTATTGTAACGAAAAGGCTAGTATCTGATTTACAGAGACTACAAAAAGACTTTAATAAAATGGCAAGGCTGATTATTGATGGTGTGGAACACTCTTTTGGCTGCGGAACTTGGGATCGAACCAAGAATCTTTGCTTTCAGAGAGCAACGTGCTACCAATTACACCACTCCGCATTAAGTAGCCCTATGGAGATTCGAACTCCACCCTATGCTTCGAGAGAGCATTGACCTAACCTCTAGTCTATAGGGCCAAGTGTGGACCCGAAGGGAATCGAACCCTCCCAGCGTCCTTGCAAAGGACTCTCGCCAACCTTGGAACATGCAAGCCCAATTCAGTCAGAGGTGCAGGATTCGAACCTGCGATGCTTATTAGGCTCCTGGTCCCAAACCAGGCGGGGTGGCCTCTCCCCAAACCTCTGTTTCAGCACCAGTGTAAGGAATCGAACCTTATCGACATGCGTTTTGGAGACACATCGGCTACCATAGCCTCACTGATTTGTGCGCCCCTGCGGGGAATCGAACCCCGTACTTCCGATAGACAGTCGGATGTCTTGGCCGTCTGACTCCAGAGGCATATTGATCTCTCTCCACTTTTCTAGTTTGTTAAAGAATCTCTCTTTAGGTGTTGTTTTAGAGTGTTCATCTTTAGACACGTAAATACAATAGCTTCCGTCACAAAAATTTATAGCTGGACAATTTACTTGCCGAGTATCTAAGTTTCTTGTGGCAGCAAGATTCCTTGCACCTTCTAACAATTCACACCTTTCAGCTGACATGCGGAAGGAGAGAGATTCGAACTCTCATTACAGAAACCTGTAAGTTTGTTTAGCAAACAAACACGGTCTGCCGACACCGACAATCCTTCCTTGTGTTACGCTGTTGGGATTCGAACCCAAACTCATGCCTTATGAGAGCACTGTGCTGCCATTACACCACTGCGTATCAAGTGCCCTCGATAGGACTCGAACCTATACGACCTTGATGGGCCACCAGTTTTTGAAACTGGCGTGTCTACCATTCCACCACAAGGGCATTAATAAAGTGGGTAAGGCCTTGCTCCCTACACAGTGGTCTTTCACCTCATCGGCTCTTACCCAGTGTCGGCTGTTAATAGTAAGTTTACCGTTACGGTTGCATCCTACTTCGCATTAACCAGAGGCATGGTGTCTCCGACAAGTTACAAGTCTTTCGACTAATATTTATCTTGGGTTTTGACAGGCATCACAGCCTGACCAAAAGAGTGTCGTAGTTAACACCGACCATCTTCACCCCACAGCGTCTATGCTTCCGCCACCACTTTATTAGTACACCTGACAGGATTCGAACCTGTACAACTTACGTTCCCTGCTTTTAAGGCAAGTGCGTCTGCCATTTCGCCACAGGTGCTTATGTACCCGATGAAGGACTCGAACCCTCGCTCCCTGTATGTAAGACAGGCACTCTTCCACTGAGTTAATCGGGTATATGGACCAGGAAAATCTTTTCCATTTTTACGCCTAAACCTGGTCCGATACAAATGCCTTTCGTGGCTTTGTATGTAGGCCCCCTGGGTTACGATCCCAGCACCTTTTGTTTATAAGACAAATGTCACTCCACATGACGCTGGGCCTTTAAGTAGCTCTGAGAGGAGTCGAACCTCTAACCCGTAGGGCTGGTTTCTAAAACCAGTGTGTATGCCAATTCCACCACAGAGCCTTGTGCGGAAGATAGAGGACTCGAACCTCTCTGCCATCTCTGACACAGTTTTCAAGACTGTTGCGACCCTGTACGCTTTAATCTTCCATAAAACAGAGACAGTCCCCATGAGTCGATCTAAAAGGTTATACCCCACGCTCTGCTCATGGCCATTAACACCAGCTCTTCGGGCGATCAACTCCTTCCTGCTGGACAGGTGGGTCTTCAGTCGGTCTCTGTTTAGTAGGGCGAGTTGGACTCGAACCAACGGTCTCCAAGATATCAGCTTGATGCTTTTCCTCTAAGCTACCGCCCTGTGTGAGACCAGTGCCAGACTCGAACTGGCGAATAGTGGGTTTGCAAGCCACCGTGTTGGCCAACTTCACCAACTGGTCATGTGTGCCACCCCCAGGTAACGCTCCTGGCCGGACCTTTCGGTCAACGGTTTTACAGACCGCCCCGTATCTTTACCGGCTATGGTGACTTTTGGGTATTCAACGAGGATCGAACTCGTAGCCTTCCGCCCCACAAGCGGACGCTCTGCCTATTGAGCTATGAACACCATATTTGAGTACCATACGAGACTCGAACTCGTACCCTCTGCTTGGAAGGCAGACATGCTGGCCATTGAACACCAATGGTACGTATTTTGGAGGCCCCACGAGGATTCGAACCCCGTACTGCTCGTTACAAGGGAGCTGCTACGCCTATTTAGCTATAGGGCCAAATATGCTGGATAGGAGGGACTCGAACCCCCGACCTCGGCATTAACAGTGCCTCGCTCATACCAACTGAGCTACTATCCAAAGAAGGTTAACTTCTTGTAACAGACGTGGTTAAAAAAGTCAAACAAAATGTCATTGACAGTGGTGCACTAATTATGTAACTTTAGTTTTAATGGCAATCAACTGGGATGCTCCAATTGAAATTCGAGATGGTAGAAATGGCAACTGGTTTTGGATTGACAAAGAGGTTTGGGCAGACGGCAGACTAACTTCATCTGACAAGGTTGTTTATGGTACTTTTGCATATTTCGCTAACCAAAAAAATCAAACAGCTTTTCCTTCAATAAAAACTCTTGAGAAATTTAGTGGTGTTTCCAAAAGACAGATTTACTATTCAACAAAAAAACTTGAAGAGGCTCGCTATGTGTTGGTGGAAAGAGTCAAAGGGAAACCCAATTCTTATACCCTAATAGACAATGGAATTAACCACCTAGAGACTGGTGCAAAATCTGCACTAGTGCAAAATAACACCAAGGTACTAGTGCAAAATAACACCACTAACAATATAAGATCAAGAGATATATCTAATAAATTAGATATAGAAAGACTTTCTAATGGGGAAAATAAAAAATTTGGAAACGATAATATAAACCTTGCCTTAAAAGAATTTGAGGAAATGGTTGGGTTCCCCCCTACAGATCGGAAGCCAAGATATGAAGCTTATAATTTTGTACGAAGGATGCAATCTCTCTTAAAAGAAAAAGGGCGGGAGCCTTCAGAAGAGAGAGTTGCCAAATTAATTAGGTATTATTTCCGATGGCTTTCTGGAAAAGAATGGGCTGCCCAAATCCAAACAATGAGTACGGTCCGCAGAAAAACAGAAGTATTTAAAGCTGAAATGCCATGAGTAAAGATCTTACACCACGTCAAAAAAAAGAGAGAGTGGCCGTGCTCCAAGCCCGTGTTGATAAGCTGGCCAATAATCCAGATGTCCTCAAATGGCATGATTGGGTTGCTCTAAAACCTTACGAGCAAGAAGAGATTAAACAACTTTGGGCAGATTATTATGTCAAAACTCGCACCACAAGGGCTTATGCTCGCTTTCAAGAAATCAAAGAAGCTTTCAAGTCCGGCCAAATGAAGAGGGTAAAAGAGTTAGCAGCTGAAGCAAGGGAGGCTTTAAACAGTGGGAAAAAAGAATTAGTAGAACCACCTTTCCCTGACCCAGATTTCCTCAGAAAAAACACAAACGTAGACACTTACATTAGAGCGCAGCAAGAGCTAAGGAGTTTACAAATTGATCCTGTGGGCGAGAGTCCTTGGGATTAACTATGAAAAAAAATATTACATTAGTTAAAGAAGAAGATTGGTACAAGGATCTTGTTGATGACTGTGATGCCATTCTCACTGAAGGGATTTTCCAATCTCGCTGGTCTCTTATTGAAACCTACCACCAATTAGGCAGGAGGATTTTGGATGAAAATGACAACCTTAAACGATCAAAAATATATGGAAAAAATATTATTACAAACTTGGCAAAGTCTTTGGGCCAGAGCGAAAAGACCGTTTATAGATCTGTGGCTTTTGCTCGTGAGTACCCCTCCCTCGATAGACTCCCAGATGGGAAAAACATCTCATGGAACAAAATCATCACCCAATATTTACCAGGAGAAAAAAACAAAAAAGGAAGAGACTTCGCAAAAGAAATGGCAGATGACCTCCACTCCTGTGGAGTCTCAGATGCAGGGCTTGCCACTAGACTTGCCCAGCAGCTTACAGATGAGTTCAAATGGCGAAAACACTAGAAGAAACACGGATTGAAAACGAGATGTACCAGCTTGAACAGAAATGGAAGGGTAAAGAGGAACCCCAAAAGTATTCTTCCAAATGGTTTGAGCGAAACCGTGATCGAGAGAAATACAAAGAACTTCGGGCAAAAATAAAAGAAATTCACGAAGAACCCGATATTGTGAAAGAGGCCAAAAAAATCTTTGGCTTAGATGAAGGTAAGTATCCCTTGACAACAGGTAAAATAAATTAGATATGGCATTACGAAAATCAATTGTAATCAGATAAAAATATATGAAAACAAATAAAATGAGAAAAAGAGAAAAAGTAAAATGGACAGACCCTGTAACAAGGAAAGAACGAGTGGGCATTTTACAAGAAAGAGATTTTGTTACAGATGCGGCAAAGGCACACAAAAAGGAAAGAGAAGAAATGAGAGAGGAATTTTTCAAGAGATTTACTTATGGTGGTAAAACTGGAATTGTGGCAATTGAAAAAAGTTCCTTTGAAGTTTGGAACTGGTGCTCAGGCAAGGATAGAAATTATAAATAAAAGATTAACACAGGATACAAATCCTAAAGAATAATATGGAGAAATTTATAAACAAAGTAATACAAGGAGATTGTTTAGAAGTAATGAAAGACATACCAGACGGCAGCGTCGATATGATATTGGCTGATTTACCTTATGGAACAACCGCTTGCAAATGGGACACCATAATTCCTTTTGAGCCGTTATGGGAGCAGTACAAGCGTATTATAAAGCCTAACAGTGCGATTGTTTTGTTTGGTTCTCAACCATTTACATCTGCTCTGGTGATGAGTAACCCGAAGATGTTTAAGTATGAGTGGGTGTGGAAAAAGGAGAAGGGTGGAAATTTTGCATCTTGTAAAAAAGTCCCGATGAAGATACACGAAAACATATTAGTCTTTGGTGGTAATAAATACTTCCCGATTATGAAAGAAAGACCTATTAAAAATATAAGAAACAATAAGCCGAGAATAAATAAATCTAATCAGACTGGTTCGGTTTGGAAGTGTGAAGTAAGCAAAGGAAACCTTCCGATAAAATATCCCGAAAGCGTTTTGGATTTTAATTCGTGCAGAGAATATCTTCACCCCACTCAAAAGCCAGTAGCCCTATTCGAGTACCTAATCAAAACCTACACCAACGAGGGCGATATTGTGTTAGATAATGTTGCAGGCTCATTTACTACCGCTATAGCTTCTGAAAACCTAAAAAGAAACTGGATTTGTATTGAGCGGGAGGCAGAGTATTGTGAAATAGGCAGAAAGAGAATTGAGGAGAATAGGGAACGTTGCCACCACCTATAAGCATCGTTTTGATAGTAGTTGCAATAAAAACCAAAAATGACAAATAAAAAGGAGAAGATGAAAAAGAAAATACAAATACATAAAAACAGCTTAAAAGATTACTTTGTTAAAAAAGGAACTTATAAACTAGGCGAAGAAGAAATGGTTAGATGGGTTGATGTGCCGGAATACCTAATTATTGAAAGTAAAAATGAAGTAGAAAGTGATATAAAGTTATGAAAAATAAACCTACAGTAATAGAGAAAGAGAAGAAATATCAAATAATATATGCAGACCCCGCTTGGCATTTTGGAAGTAAGCAGTTGCAGAAATATTCTGGTAAAAGATTTTCAAAGTTGGATAAGTTTTATGAGAATAGCAGTTCGGAAGTGTTTGAGAGGCTTAATGTGAAAGAAATTACTGATAGTGATTGTGCCTTATTTATGTGGACAACTGATGCACACATACCCAATGCTTTGAAATTGGGAGAGGCGTGGGGATTTAATTATAAGACGGTAGCTTTTATTTGGAGAAAACTTACCAATAAGGGAAATCAGATTTCAACACTTGGTGCTTGGACAATGAAAAATTGCGAGTTATGTCTGTTTTTTACTAAAGGAAGAATGTTGAAATATAAAAAATCAAATAACATTAGACAGCTAATCGGTGCGGAAAGGACTTATCATTCTAAAAAACCAGACATTTTTGCCAAAGAGATTGAAAGTTTGTTTGGAGATTTGCCCAGATTAGAGATGTTTGCGAGGGACAAGAAAGAAGGTTGGGATGTTTGGGGAAATGAAGTTGAAAGTGATATTAACCTGCTATGAGGGGATACTTACCTAGATGAATAACCCCCTCTTATGGTATAATACGTTGTCAGAAGCGTGGGGTTCTTCCAAGTGCTTCACAGCACTGCCATAGGGAGTTCGGCCCCCACGCTTTCTGCGTTTTACTAACCCCCACTTGACAATAGTGTACACTCCATATACACTTGTCATGACAAAAAATGGAAACACTTATCTCACCATCAAAAATCACTATCGAATATGAGAACGGAAAACGACTCATATTGGAAGGTAATGAAGCAAGGGAGCTAGCCGGAGCCATCTTTCGTCTTAATAGAAATTTTGGTTGGGAGATTGAGAATTCAATGCAAAAAGTGACACCCATCCAAAAGAAAAACTTGTTATCAGTTTTAAAAACAATAGATAAAGGGATTATGGTAGCCGCCCGAAAGTTACTAAAATTAAATGAAAAGAAATCTTAAATATATACAATTTGGTTTTAATGATGAGACCCAGGAAGTCGTGATTACTACGATTGATAAAGAGAGTGGGATGATTTCTGGTAGTGTGGTTCTTAATAAAACTTATGTATTTAGTACGATCCGTTTCTTGATCTCAGTTAACCAAAGAATGACAAGGGGGTTTTCTCGATTTATAAAAAATAAAAAATAAAATGTTAGAAAGACAAGCCGAACTCACCGAAGTACCAATACACGAAAGATTTATTCCACGACACACCTCATTGGAAACAACTGGGATCCAATCTGAAATCCAAATTGGTCAAATTGATGGCATTGATGTCATTAAAAAGGTAGCTGGTGGCCAATTAACTTTAGAACAACAAGAGACTTTGCGGTTGGCGATGGAAGCTTATAGGCAGCAACTCAGGTATGAGGGAATTGCAGTTCCAAGTAATTTGTCTACCAGGATCAACGGTCAAGGTATCGAAGTTATTGACGAGTTGGTTGACGGTTACGATGTTGATGTGGCTATCAGAATGGGAGAACCTTTAGATGATTGGCGGGAGATAGTGCAAACACTCTGTCAGTTAAATAGCGGTGGGGATAAGTCTCGATTAATGATAGACGCAAAACCAGCCAACTGGATTGTTAATGGTCAATTAAACTTCATTGATTTGTACCCACCCACACTGAGGGGTGAGGATGGGATGCTAACCCCCTGGGTTCCAGAGCTTTATAAAAGAAGTCATAGACTTTTTACTTTCAATTACGGTGATACTCGTGGCCAAATAACAAAGCTCTTAGCTGGGGCAAAACTTACATATCCTACCAGATACGATGAATTAAAAGAAGTTGCTTTAAATGTGGTGTCGGGGAGTCTTTCTGGATCTCCAGCCGAATATATCCACGAACAGGTCCAAGGGGACTTCCCCGACATGAATCTGTTTTACAAAGAACCTGAAGTTGGAGAAGAGAGGCTCAGGGAATTATTACAAAAATGACACACTCTAACACGCTAAAGCATGTAGTTTCTAAAACTAAAAAGCATGTAGTTTCTAAAACTAAAA